CTTCAGGAGTCTCAGCTTGGACACGTGCTTCTACCTCTGCAGGATTCTTTTGGAACTCAGCACGACGTTGTTGTAGGCGTTCAAGGTCAGAGTTGACTTTAACTGTTTTAGGTTTAGGAGTAATAGCGTCGTCAAGCATGTCATCTACTTGGTTACGAGGTTTATCACCGTTTATGTAACCACCCTGAGTAAGTGATTCACGCTCTTTATTTAGCTTAGTCAGCCCTTGATTGATTTGTGCGCGACGTTTCGGGTCTGTTTCAACATCAAAAGCTTTCTGCATAGTGACGCGCGCTCGGTCCAACTCTTTAACGCGAGGATTAGCTTGTTCTAGTTTGTTATTCACTACCTTCGCAGTTTTACCAGCTTGTCTACCAGCACTCCCAAGCATCACACCACCAGCTTCAGAAGCAGATCCTAGTAATAATGGTGCGCCATAATTCATAGCAACAGAGGTAGGAGTGATTTCTCTACCCTGTACTTTATCGTTCACTAACTCAGATGTACCGTAGATAGGCGCTTGTTTTGCGTTACTTACGAAGATCTTTTTAGCAGCGTTAACTGTTAACCCTGTGCCTGCTTTAACACCCTTTGCTACGTTTCCTATAGGTAAAAGGCTAGATGTATCTACACCTGCCGCAATATATTCTTTTGCAAAGTCTGTAGGCTTACTCTTACCTTCAAGTGTATTTGTAGACATGAATGAAGTTCTACCACCATCAATAGCTTGTCCGTTACCCATCTCTTTAATGAGTTGTGTGTACTTACGGCTTTTCTCGTTAGCTTCATCAGTTTTACCCTGTATTTGGCTACTAAGTGCATCGCCTAAGCCATAGATACCAGTCCCTGCCTGAGTCGCAGTACCGACTGCGCGTTGTGTTATACCACCAATACCTTTGACGATATTAACCCCTGTACCGTAGGTTGCATCATTGATTGCACCTGTCGTTTTACCAGCCTGTTCAAACATACTCTTACCTTTATCAAAGATAGACTCTTGCGGTTTTGGCTGAATAATAGGCTGTTGCTGTGCTTGAGGACGAGAAACAGGGCTAACTTGTGCGTTATTAGCCCTTGTTGTAGCACTTCTTAGATTAGATTGATCACCAGGGACTACTCTGTCGACAGCACCACCAACAGTGTCAACGATGTTATCCCATAGTGATTTCTTTTTACGTGGGGCATAAGCCATGATAGCCCCTTTCTTACGCTGTTACAGTTTTGTCGTCTTTAACCCAAGCCGAAGGAATGAGTTGGCTCTGTTCATCTTTGTGCTTTGGAGCAGTTCCGAGAGGACCAAGTACCGCACCACCAGTGTTAGTAGTACCACCGTTACCTACTTGTAGACCACCACCTTCATAAGTGAATGGGTTAGCAACTTCTTGTCCTGCTTGTTCCATTTGTGAAACTTGTGCCTGTACACCGTTGTAGTCAAGCCCACCAATCTTAGCGAGTTCTTGCTGTGTAACTGCATCAACTTCATCTAATTGACGAGAAGCATCACCAACAACACGATCACGAATACCCATATCAACAGCTCCACCAACACCTTGACCCTGTGCTTGTGCATCAAGTTCTGAGAGGTTTTGCCAGAGTTTCGTACTAATCTCGTTAACCTTAGTATCGCGCCATGACTTGAGTCGTCCAAGACCTTGTTGACGTTGGATACCTAAGTTATTTTGGTCAGTTTGGAATGTATTTTCTGCAATCTGAGCTTCGTTATTAACTGTTCCTGCCTGTTGGTTGCCTTGTCGAGCTAATGCACGTGCCATAGCTTCAGCAGCACCAGAGTCCATAGCATTCATGTTAGCAAGGTTAACTGCACCAGAGCGCATACCTTGACGTACACCTGAAGCAATTGCGCTCATAGAGCGTCGGAGATTAAGAGCGTTGTTCACGCGTCCTGAGTTAATTGTGTTCTGACCAGTTCGCTGACCAGTCACAAAGTCTTGTGCGTCAATATTATATGCGTGACGATTTCCAGCAGCAGTAGAGCGACCTTCTGATTCATGTCCACCTTGTTTAACGCCAACATCACGACGGACGTTATTAGCGTTGGCTTGGTATTCAGATCGAGACCCCCAAGTTCGCCCTGTTGGATCAGTAAAAGTTTGTGGTCTAGGAGTGTTATCCACAGTAGGGTTATTTTGCACCCCAACATCTGTACCTACAGGACCACCAAGATAATTGGTTGTAGCAGTAGCTCCCCAAGTTTGACCAGCAGCAGGAGAACGATCTCCGCCTTCTCTAGATACAAATGGAATCCAGTTTGCATCACCGCCAGTTGCATCAGTCCATAAGCTATTCTGCAAATGTCCAACTAAAGCACCACCAGCATTAGCTACATTCCTTAGACCACCTTGTGCGTAATTGACTACATCGCCTGGATTCATTTTGTTTTTTCCTTTTTTCGGTTTTTAATTAAACTATGGTTTATGACTTGATTATACCACCAAATACTATCTCATAAACATAATTCGAGAGTAGTAGGCAAATTCTTCAAGGTCGATATAGACTTCTTTATCATCTATAGTCAGTTTGAATACTTTGTCCTTCTGTGCTTGCTCGTTTAAGTTCCACTGTAAGGTAACTTGGTGGTTCGCAGACTGATCTGTTAAATGCCCGATTCCTAGTTTTACAAGTGCTGTCACAGGTGGTTTACGACGTAGGTAGCCAACAGGTTTTGTCAGTACCTTTTTCGTCAGTGGGTCTAAATAAGGGTTAGCCGACATGAGCAATAATATCTTTTTGCTTAATAATACGTAGTTTTTCCTCACCCTGTATGTCGATCACAGCATAGGGGTTAATTAAGACTTTATCGCCCACTTTAAAAGCTTCAACTAATTCACCAACAGCTTCAACTATCGCAATTGGTTTGTTCTGATTCCAGCGTGATTTAGGGATAAATACCCCTGCTTCAGTCTGTTTATCTTCTTCTTTCTCCATCGTAATGAGGAGCAAGTCTCTTACTGGTATATACATAAGTTCCCTTCGTTTATATACGCTTATTATACACCAAAAAGTAAAAAGCCCCCCTGCGAGGGAAGGGCTTTTCAACTTAACAATATCACGTATGTTAGACGTTTGCACCACCAGATACAGCCGCTTTTGAGCGAGTTGTCGGAGCAGTACCAGTTACACCAGAGGTAGTATTGGTCCATGCACCTACAGTCATTGTTTCAGCAGTGTCAATGTTCGTACCAGCAGCACCGTATTCATCAGCAGTAATGACGACTGTAGTAGCCGTTTTGCTCGATACGTTTACCTGTGGGTTCTTCGTTGTGCAGTTTGAGTACAACGTACCGCGCCCTGCAGGATCTCCCATGATCGCAGATTTGAGGTTATCAAGACTGTTTGTTGCAGCAGCACCAACCAATACCTGATTCTCAATTGCGTTTTCAACAGCAGTTGCTACCCATGTGTAGACACGACCACCGATAGTTACCGTTTCACCAGCAACAGCGTTACCAGACAAAGTTAGCGTTTTAACAGCTCGTACTTCTGCAGTACTAGGAGTTAGTGCTTTCTCAGCGTAGATAATAGCTTGTTCAAGCTTGCTATCGTTAGGGTAGTTAGCAGCTACAACAGATGCAACTGCAGCACGTGTTTCGAGTTCTCGTCGGCTAGACATATTATTTGCCTTCCTTCGTGTTATCAATCTCTACGATAGGTGGAGCAAGTTCGCCCCATTCTGTAAAGTAATAACCCTTTTTAAGCAGATCAGCAACACGCTTTTCTTCAGCTAATACAACTTGTTCGTCGTAAGTAAGCTCTTTTTCTTCTTTCTTAGCCATAATGTCTCCTTATTTTATTCCTGTTATTGGCGATACTCGGACAGGCAAGCCAGCTTTTCTCCCAGGAGTGATTTAGTGGCGGTTTTGTGTGAGTCCGCCAACTCAGCTATTAGCTAGCCCTTTCGAGATCGACAAGTGCAGTAGATCGCTCAACACCAAGTCCGTAGATTGTGTGAAGAACAGATTTTACACCGATTGCGTCAACTGAGTCTTCCATCTTGTAGGTAGGCTTCAATTGCATTGCAAGACCGATTGCAGACTTGTGGAAGAACAAGTTGTGCGTGTTAGTCAAGTCATCAACGACGTTGTTAGACATGTAGATGTCCATACCGTAGACGCTAGGGACAACAGCTTTGCCAGATACAGCCAAGCCAGTTTTGCCAGTTTGGTCGTAAGCAGCGTACTTGTTGACGTTACGTAGGTCGTTCATCACCTTTGCACCAACAATACCAGCTCGCTCAGTCTGTGGGACGTTTGCAAGGTCAAGAGCTTGGACAACTGAGAGAATGTCAGCGTCGTCTACAGTTGCACCACCAGCGACGTTAGTACCAGCAGATGCGTGAAGTGAAGCAAGGTCAGTGTCGATAGCACGTGCAAGAGCTTCTTTCTGCGCACCACGATACAACTCTTGTAGAGCGTAGTTGCTTTGTACCTTCGTGATGTCTTCAATAGTGAAGGCAAGGTATTTGTGCTTGTTGATCGTGATTTCGATTTCAGTCTCAGTGTTTGCATCGTAAGTAACGGCTGTACCAGCAGTTTTGTCACGTGCGTCGTATGTTGAGAGGAAAGGAATGTTTAATTTATTCCCACCTGAAGCGAGGTCATCACGCTTAGTAACCAAGTCTTTAAAGTAAAGTGCTTTATAGAATGGTTTTTCAATTTCTTTGGTCCACTTCTCTGCAATAAGTTTTGCAGCAGTTGTAGGCGTAATATTTCCAGCAGCCATAGTAACTCCTTTTATTTTTTGGGTTTGTGTATTCTTTTAAGAATATCTTGATTATATAACTAAATTTACAATTGTGCGAGGATTTGTCGGTCAATTTCTGCTTTGTTCTTTTCGTATTCAGCAGCAGACATCTTCGATATATCGCCAGGCTTCAGTGTTCCAAGACTCTTTGACGGTGATCCGCTTGGTCTGATACCTGTTTGAGCGCGTTGTTTGACAGAGTTCTCGATAATCTCGGATTCGTTACGAGCAGCCCAACGTTCCATCGTTTCGACTTCACGCTCGACAAACTTTTTAAAAGATATGTCGGTTCGTGCAGCAAATTGAGTGTCGGGGTTATAGCCAATGTGTTGGAAGAACTTTTCATGCATTTCTTCTGCAAGGTCTTCGTCCCAATTGTCTTTGTCGTCCTGGTTCAAAAAACTGTACTTTGGATCTGTTTTTAGAAGTTTATCTTCGTATTCAACAACGGTCCAAAAGTTCTTTTGTTCAGCAAGGCGGTTGGCGAGTTCCGCTCCTCGTTGCCTTTCCAGTTGTCCGTACTTTTCTCGATCTTGTTGCAAAGCATCTACTTCATACTCACTCGTTTGATTGTAGTCAATCGGCTTGTAATTAGGGTCTGCCTGAAACAGCTCTGGTCGGTTTAACGTGCTATTCTGCTCACCTTGTCGACGGATAGACTCAAGATAGCGTTGGCGTTTAGCTTCACGTTTTTGCTTACGAGTTGGTTTCTTTTCGGGCTTCTGTTCTTCGACTTTAGCTTCTTCGATTTCGTCTTCCTTTTCAGGTTCGTCCTCTACTTCAGCTTCATCTTCTTTTTCAGCCTTGTCTTCTTCCTTTTCGTCAGTTTCTTGGGCTTCGTCTACTTCAGGGGTAGAATCTTCTTTCTCTGACTCCTCTGGCTTTTCAGCTTCGGGTCTGCCGTCATCGTCAATCATGGCGGCTTTTACTACCTCGTCTAGGTTTGGATCTAGGTCGGCTAGTTTTGTCATATCACTCTTTCTTTTTCGCTCCGTTATGCAGGGCGTTCGCATCAACCGCTAAGTGGGTCGTACACTGTAATGTAATAGTAGCATATTACTTTGCATCTTTATATATAGGACCAAAGGGTACTAATATAGGCTCACCGTCTTTACCTGTACCACGTAACATAACCCCTGTCCCGATCCGTTTGCCATGTACTGACATACCTATATCACAGGCTATCTCGTTACCGACTTGATACCATTCATGCACATGACCTGTCAGATTGTCTTTTAAGAGGGCTTGGATTTCATCTTCTGTTAGGTGGGCTGTACGCTCAGGGCGTTTAACTCCCTTCCAGTCAAACCACTTATCAGATGCTACTTCGTATTTTTTACGCATCAGAGCTTCTTCTTAAAGCTATCTAATGTACGAAGGAGTGACTCAAACTCTTGAATAATCGTGATTGCACTATCCCAGGCATCAGAGCGTTCTTTTTTAGTCAGCTTCTGCACAGGAGTACCGCCAGGGGTAAACTGCGAGAAATAGTCAATACGACTCTTTAGATAGTCAGCAAATTGAGGATATTCTTCAGAGTTAGCTACTTTCTCAAAATCACTTACTTTTCGTTGTGCTTTTTGGAGTGCAGGCGCTTCTGGCTTCGTAATGTCAGAATCACTGATTATTGAGTTTGTACGGATAAATCTATCCTCACTTCCTATTTATATAATTTACTATTAAAGACACGTTACCTTGTGATATAGAGTACTGTCTAGCTATCTTATACTGCGATAACCCTTTTTCGTATAGTTCACGTATTTTAGAAACATCATGATCGCTTAATTTAGACCAACTATGAGTCTCGCCACGTTTTACTTTTCTTAGCCCATTTTTATCAGCGTGTAGAATGTTCTCAGAATATGTACACCATTCAAGGTTTGAAATATGATTATTTAATTTGTTACCGTCTTTATGGTTTACGCACAATTTATCGTTAACTTGTTCTCCGAAATGGCTGAGTACCAGCCTGTGTATAGAAAATGAACGAGGTTTCATACCCTTTTTTTGCAGAGAAACAGATACATACCCATTTTTAGAACGACGAGGAGCAAGGTATTTTTGAGATATATGCGAATATACTTTACCCTCATCAGTAATACTATATAGTCCCTCATAATCTAGTATGCGTTTCATACTATAATTATACCATAAACGCATGTTCCTACTTTCTTATTAAGCCTGCATCTGAGCAAGCATTTATTTCTCCTTAGTTTTTTCCGCTAGTTCTACAATCCTAGCTTGCAACAAACGTAAATTCGTCTGCTGTTGCTCTATAGCCTGTATGCAATCAAATGCCAAGGCTTTGGCTTGCTCTACTGTCTTTATGTCTTCCAATTTCATTAGTTATCTGCCTCCATTACTACGGCTGCGATAGCCTGGCGGTTCGCAAACTCTACTGCCTGGTTTATTGCCCATGCTTTGATTTGCCTCTTGAAAAACTGCTCTTTGGTGATGTTCGGTATCGTCTGCTCTGGGTTGGCAGGGTCAGGGATTGTTTCCGTCCAGCCGTTCATTGCTGCGACCGCTTCTACTTCTTTGGCGTACAAGTTGTCGCGAATTGTTAGTGATATGTTCATGATGTCTCCTTTTATTACGCTGCCGCCACTGCTATCGTTCCACCGTTTGCAACTGTCACTTTGTAACGTGTACCATCTGGCGACTTCATGACTATG